ATTAAAGAACGTCAAGCGCATATTAATTAACGATTACAACACAGACAATCCTTATCCAAGAGCCATAGCAGTAAACATACCACGGGATAGTGATACCATAGGAGATTTTTTGTGATAGCAGTATTTTACACAGGCGATGTTCGTCACAATCAAGACATAGCAGCAGCTAACCACAAACTATTGATTGATCAATTGCGTGAGTTAGGTGAAGTCAACGTATATAGGTTCACACGAGATGATCCTGAACGTGGGGAGTGTCCGTATGATCCTCCACTGGACATTGACGATCCGGATGTTGTATATCGTCGAGGGCAAGGCGGTGGAGTGCAAGTCTGGGATTTTATGCGCGGGGTTCAACGTACTCAAGAACCCATTGTAATTAGATTGAGAACTGATCTATGGTTTACTCCCTCTAGCATAGAGGTTGTCGTCAACGAAGTCCGAGCATTGATAGACAATGAGTACGGCATAGCATATTTTGGTAGTGATTGGGTCAACGATACTATTGGGGCAGAAAATTTGAAATTAAATGTTGACATCAACTATGATCCGCATGTACAAGATTTTGTTGTAGCAGCTCGCAGGGATAGTTTAAAAAGTTTTGAAGATGTAGTGAAAAAGCTAGACGAAATCAATCCAAACAAACGTCGCAGCGGCAATAAAACGTTTAGATTCATTGTGCCTTATAAACAAATTGGTAAAAATGTCCAGGAGCAGACAGTCAAGACTTATAGAATACTGTGCCAAGTCTATCTGATACGGCAAGATTACAGTGAGTACCCTGACGATACACTAGTATGTCGCGACTACATACAGAGTTATATTGTTGATGACAAAGCCAAACTAGGAAAAAAAAATCTAACATTGCCGCACCCCATGCAGGATGCTGTAAACTGGTGGCGAGCGCAACAGGGATGGGAACCCAAAGATATTAAAATTAAACAATGGTGGGATTGGCAAAAATTATGATAGGTATATTTTATATTGGCGAATCAAGATTTGCAGACATTGGTCGTGCCAACCATGAAAAATTATGGAGCAGATTGAGAGAAAATTGGCCCATACAAATCTATGACTATACATGGAATCAAGCCTGGCCAAGAAATTGTCCCAGTGATTTAGCAGGTGTCGTCCAGGTCTGGGATTTTTACAAAGCATTGTCGTTGATGTCTGAGAAATACATAATCAAGATGCGCACTGACGTTTGGTTAAGCGATGCAGCAGTTGATGTCGTTTTCAAAGAACTGTCAATGATCATTGACAATGAAAACGATCTCTCATACATTGGCATGGAACTGGTCACAGACTTTGGAGAAAATTATAATCGCATACCTGCACAGGGATTTCCCAAGGTACAAGACTTTGTGATATGTGCCAACCGAGAAAAAATACCGCCAACAGACGCACCACTGTGGGAAGGGCAAAATATTAAAAAACTCAAAAGTGGAAATAGAACTTTTAGATTGTTGATGTTACCTGAGACTCGTGCTTACACAGTGCGAACTCACATGCCGTTGATAAGGAATAATTATACACATCCTGATGAGTGGCAACTTACCTATGACTTTGTATCACAGTACCACAAAGTCACTGCAGCAGTGGCCTGGTGGGCTTTAAAAAATCCAAAAAATGCCCAGCGAATATTATAATACCAGTATTGAACAAGGTAAAAATTACCAACTTCTCAAAAAAGGCTGGGGAGGTAATGACAGCAAAAAGTATGCCTTGCATCTTGCTGATCTAGTTGCCAAGTACCAAGCTCAAACCATGCTTGATTATGGATGCGGCCGTGGCGATCAGTATACTATTCCAGTAACATGGCCAACACCTGAATTCAATGTGTTCACTGATGCAATGACATTGGATCAACGTATTGGCATTGAATCTTATTTCATGTACGATCCCTGTGTGCCTGGAATTGATCAGCTGCCTGTGGCAGGATCAAAGTTTGATTGTGTAATTTGCACACAGGTAGTAGGCAGTATTCCTGATGATGATATACCTTGGGCAGTAGAGTTGTTGATGAGTTATACGACTAAATTTTGTTTTATTGGATTATTAGATCCTTTAACAACACCAGTCAAAAGCAAAAAACAAGAGTTATACGACAAACAATTCTTCTCAGTTCAACGCACACAACAATGGTATTGGGATCAGTTCAAAGACTGGCGTGGATCAGACTTGTATATCTATTTCAAAGGACCCAACTCATACCAAGGAGATTGGCACGTGGGCAAATCCTATCGGTCTGATTGTTGAATAAACGGCAGAAACTTTTGATAAACTAGCCCCTGACGACTTTCTTCGTCGCTCCAGTGACATGCTGCTAAATCATGTATCCACTGCTCTCTTGAGAAGAATTCTGGATCTCTAATACGAGCAACGTCATGGTGAGAAACAGCCCAGCACACCGAACTCCGATCGTCAACCACCAGCGGTACTCCGGCTAAGATTGGTGCTACACCCGAACTAGAATTAAACACACAAGCCGCTTGTGCATCTGACAGATCGTCATACAAGGATCGTTGTTTGCTGGGACTGAGCATGACATTAAATTGTGCTAACTGGGAAAGATCAATGTGTTTACCAGGATGAGGACGTACTAAGATAGGAAGGTCAGTGACTGATCGAACTTCGTGAATTTTATTTTGAACCCATTCAATAGGATTCATTCCCTTCATTGACCACCCACCATCTCGTTGCATCAACAGTAATACGTAACTGCCACGATCGCGCCAGGGTTGCATTTGTAAATTTAAGTCTTGGCTGATGATATTCCAACGCGAATCGTCGCTGTTTTTGTTGGCGTACTCCGCAGTATCGTAGAACACACCGTTGAGGCTATATCTTAGATATTTTCCATTGGGGTCATGAAATTTAAACGTACTAGCATCAATGGCCATGACATGATTGTTGTGACGTTTTTGTTCTTTGACCACTGCCTGTCGTAAGCGTATGTTAGGACCGTCTTGTAGGGGACTGGGCCATCCCAATATCACAGCCAGGCGTGCGGGTTTTACATTGTAACTGGTTTCAACATGCACTCGGGCACCCTGTGACCGTGCACCATCAGCAAAAGCCTGTAGAACATCAATTTTTCTACTGGCGGTTTGCTTTTGTAAACTGCTGAAATAAACTACTACGTCATGCATCTTCGTTTAATATGCGCCAGGCAGTACCATCACGCATTTCCAGTTCTGTAAATTGGCAGTAGGCCAAATGCGCAGCCCACTCTTCAACTTCGTCTAATGTGGGAATAAAAGGGGTTTCAATATCTTTGAGATCACGAGATGTAATTGGGTTAGCAGCACTTGGTCCCAGGGTAATTGCTGGCTTGCCCATCATGATTGCTTCTACTGCTGCAATACTTGAAAAGGTAACCAAGCAATGAATGTTGCGTTCTAGCGCCATTTCCATGGTATCCGAACTCTGACGCACCGAACGACTTTGCTTGTTGCGTACTATGACTTCACGATCACTCCACAATCTAATAGTGGCTATGGTTTCTTCCAACCACTTGTCTAGATCAATACCATAACACATCAATAGTTTTTGGCTGGGAGGCGCCAACAAAATATTTGCACCAGGTCTAAACTTTCTTGAGGCAAATCCCGTAGCCGATAGACGATCCCTTGGACGGTGCTTGACTTCACCAAGATATTGCATGTTGTTTTTTGTGATACGGTGATAGGTTTTCTTACGTCCATTGCCAAAGTATCCGGTATCAATGTAATAAAAATCTCTCCCGGCAGCGCGACAAGCATCCATGTGTTTGCGTTTGGTCACACCGCGCAACACCATGGGAGTTTTATCTTCGGATGTTTTGTCCCAGACTGAAATTTGTCCACCGGATCCTAAAATAAAACTCTTTAGGAATGGATCATAATTTTGTCCTTTGGCTTCAAGTTTATCACTGGCTTCTTCAACAGTGTCGGCTTCGACGGCCACTGCAGCCTTGTTATTAAGCATGGCTAAATCCTTTATTATTTGCTCGTAGTCCGACTCTGCATAGTACTGTGCCGCAGGATCTATGCGATAAGAAATTATTTTTTCAAATAACTCTGTCATCTTCGGGGGGATATTTTCAAACTGATGTGGCACTGGGGGTACCTGAAGACTTTTCTGCCAACTCTGATAGGCCTCGGCGTAATGCCAGCCGTACTCACAGTGACGATAGTTTTCAAACCAAGGACCACCTTCGGTATAGTGAATGGCTTTGGGAGTTCCATCTTTGGGTTCTTTGTACCAGTTGACCAGCCAATTCCACTCAGGGCCAATGCCACCAATGTTAAGATTGCCGTCAACCCATTCAAATCTATGCAAGTATTGCCCAGATTTTGTGTTTACTACTTCGGGAGTAAGATTTTTGCAACTGGGATGGCTGCAGTTAAACAACATCATACTGCTCCAGTTTTTACGTGGATATGGATGCTGTTCTTGTCCATCCATTTTGATTTTATTGGTGGGCTGATATTTGTGCTTGACCACTTGAACTGCAAACTTTGATTCCATGTGTTGAAACAATTCTCGTATATCGTCAGTAAACACGAAATCGCAATCAACAAACACTGCCCATCCAGAGTAACCCATGAGATGAGGAACTAAGAATCGTGTAAAGGTGAATTCTGTACTGGAATCAGGATCAACCTCGCGCCAGTAGTGCTTCTGATCACGCAGCACTGATTGCTTCAAAAACTCAACTTGCACTGGCATTGTGCTGTGTTTCAAAATGCTATGACGACAAACTTCGGCGGCTTCTGCTTCCCGTGGATCCCATCCTATGAATACTTTAAACATTGATTTTTCTTTCTACCCTAATGGTATGTTCCATGTGGGTATTTATCTGCGTATATTATGTCAAATTTAGATTTTGAGCAAGTCGTTGATACTGTAGATCTGCTGCATGTATCGGGAAGGATTGTCTAATACACTATATTCAAGATCACCAGGACGACGGGCACAGACATTCACAGTGAAATCACAGTTGTTGACCTGTTTAAATATCTCAATCATTTGCTTGACAGTATGTCCTTGCCCGTGCCCAAGATTTTCTATTCCCTGAGATGGTTCCTCAATGGCTTGTTTCAATGCCAAACAAATCTCGTTGACATGCACGTAATCACGCACACATGACCCGTCTAAGGTATTGTAATCATCACCAAATAGGTTAAATCCATCCCTAGGTGCCCGCATTAGATTCAGCATCAACCCGTCTGGATTCGTGGGAGCGATTCCATCGCTGCCAATTACATTGTAAAAACGAAAAATTGAATAATCAATGCGGTTGGTGTTACAGTACTCGACCACTACTTCTTCTGCAGCTCGCTTACTGATGCCATAGGGACTGGCTAGACCTGCTGCAGCACCAGTGCTGGCAAGTATAAAGTTCCGAGTTTTAATTTTGTTCAATACACTGAGTGTGCCCAATAGATTTGTTGTGTAGTATAGAGTGGGATGCTGAACACTTGCACCAACATTGACTTGAGCTGCAAGATGTATCACACAATCATAGACATCCTTGGTGTCCCAATAATTGTCCCAGGTTATATCCTGCGGTATATATCTGTCTACTGAGACTTTTGGTGCTGCGCGGTCAAGGCCATGTATTTCATACTCTGATGTTTGTTGTAAAATTTTACTAAGATGTGATCCTATATAACCTGAGTTACCAGTGATCAATACCTTTTTACTCATCCTTGGCAAATCCCACGGTTTCTCTTTCAATGTCAGTGTGATCAAATTCTGCCCAGTACAATTCAAACGCCACAGTATCTTCCAAGGCTTCAAATTGATGGTATTCACCGGGTGCGACTTTGGTGTATTCGCCGGCGTTTAACACAGTCTCATCAACTAGGTCGTAGTTGTTTTTCCACACACGAATCAACAGTTGGCCCTGTTCAACATAGAACCCATTCCACTTGTATTTGTGTTTGTGTTTGCTGCAGACGCCGCCCTTGACAGCTTCAATACGATGGAATTCCAGAACACCATTGGCTTCAAATAGTTCTGTAACACCCCAAACTTTTCCTGCTTTCATACTGATATATCCTCCATTCCTGCTGTACGCAATCTAACTACATGCCCGGTCATCCACTGTTTGGAATCTAGGCCTTTCATTATACCTAGCCACTTGTTTCTAAGCAAGGCAACTTCGTTTATGATTGTTTCAAAGTCAACAACTTCATCTTCGCCATCCACATACTTTTCAGCATCGCGGCTTGACAATGCACGAGCATACCCTTCAAGATATTTCTGAAAGTGACGACGTCGAATCTTACGCAATTGAATATTGAGATAGTTGAGCACCGCTTCAATCTCTTGTAGTTGATTAAAGCGGTGTTCGGTGATGCCTGGTAATGCAGTGATATTCTTCTCTACAACACCTGCGATACGGCAATCATTTTTGGCCAAGTCTAATTCTGATCCATAGTGATCTATAAAATCAGGAATTGCACTGATATCAGCAACTACGCGACTATACCACATCAGTATTCTTCTTCATCCTCGTCATCTTCGTATTCTTCCTCAGGTTCTTCTTCTTCAAGATAGGGCAATAGTGCCCGTTTAATATCTGCGTCTCCGCGGAAGGCTGTTTTAATATCATTGATGCCAATGTCGTTGTCAACCAACGTACTGACATAGACTTCTGCTGCTTCGTCACGATCAATCTCATTGATATAACGTTTGATTTCGCCCCAAAGTTCATTCGCTAGTTCTGCTGACATGTTATTACTCCTCTGAATTATTGTCAGTGATACTTACCTCTTCTTTGTGATTTTGAAAGTCTATCATGACTTTATCTAAACACCCAGCTTCGTTGCTTTCCCAGGCTTTGCGAAACTGTTTGATTATTTCGCCATCGCCAGTGGTGAAAGCAAGTCTGTTGCCATCTTTCTTTAACATACCTTTTTTCTCTGCTAGGTCAACTAGACCTGAGTAAGGGTTCATGCCGGTTTCATAAGGAATCTTGATTTGCACACCTTCAAATGGCTTGGCATAGCGTGTTTTCATAACTTTACATGCAGCACGAATGCCCATGACGTCTGAAATCTTGTTGCCATCTTCATCTTCTTTGAGTTTGAGTTTTTTCATAGCAACAACAATTGAGCTTGCATAGATAAACCCTTGCCCACCTGAAATCTTGTCGTCAGGATCAAACATGTCCTGTGATGCATAGGTATGATTGGTACATACCAGTCCCACATTGTAACTGCCAAACATGTTGACACAGTTACGCACCAGTGATGTCAGTGCCTTGGGTTTACGCCCCAGGTCACCTTTCATTTCACCTGCATCAAATTGATTGACGTCTGTGGGTGTCAACAACATACCCAAGGAGTCGATTACAAACATTACCTTGAGACGTTCACCATCTGGTAACGCCTTATAGTCACTCATAAAGGTTGAGATAGTTTTGGCCACATCGTCAATCATGGCCATGCTCAATTTAAGCAATTTACTTTCGCTGGTATCAACACCCAGTGCTTTGAGCCAATTTTCATCCAAGGCGTTTTCACTGTCAATCAGCACAACAAAGATACCTTGTTCTTGTGCATTTTTAATGATGTTGCCGCTGCAGATATATGATTTGCCTGCGCCTGATTCTCCGGCAAACACAGTGACTTTACCTAGCGGTATGCCTCTATGAAAGTCACCGGAGATAAGATAATTCAAAGCATAGTTACCTGTACTGATCCAATCAGTGGGGTCATTGAAGCCAATTGATAATCCATCAATTGACTTGGTTATTTCTTTACGAAACTTGCTTATATCAAACGGTTTTGACATGATACTATCCTTTACTTAATTGTATGCTAAACTTATTATACTGAGAAAGATTCCTTAATACAACCACTCTATAGTCTTTTAATCTTGATTGAATATCAGGAATATTGCCAAAATTTAATCTCTCTCCCAATGGAGTTTTGTTCAGCTGCTGACACCAACTGATATACTCGTTACTGAAAGGTACTGTTTCTGGCTGCACAAGATGTAGGCTTACGTACCCAATTAACTGATCATATGTATTTTCATCTGCGAACTGTTTGTCAAAATTTGTAAACTTATTGTACCGACTTCGGCCTAAATGCATAAACATCATTCTAAGATTTCCAAAGTCATTGGTCAAAACTTTGTGTTTGTCAAAGACATTATTGGTGCACAAGTAAAACTTATCTGCACTTTGAAATGTCAACAGATTAAACAGTCCTTCTAACTTATGAACCAACACATTGATTTGTAGGTATTGCTTGGTGTTACCAATTAAGTCTATGACTTGATCAACCCTGGGAAATCTAATGTCGTCAGGAAAATAATTGTGTATTTTATCTGCTAGGCTGCCTGGTCTCTGAGCTTTTCTATTGGTGTCAATGTCATAGTTCGCTGTTTGCGAAATCACCCAATCTGCATGAAGTTGATTTAGGTTACTTTGCTCCAGATATTCATTGTCAGAATACACTGGAATTTCTCGTCCCAATATGTCCGGCACCCATTGATTTAATTCTATTGACACTTGTTTTAGTGCAGCAATTGTCTGATGTATGTCAGCACTGGTGTTGTCAAAGCACTCAAAGTGATTTCCATCATTGGAATTTAAAAATTCCACATAGTATTCTAAGATTTCTGTATTGACTGACTCAAAAGGAATTGAATCCCCGGTGTTATCAAAAACTATGGAAAAGTTCATGGAATCCAATAGAAAAGAATCTGGGGGTTAAACCCCCAGACTGTATTACTGCTTCTGACGACTACGAATCATCGCAAGGATATCTTCGGCCTTGTTAGATGCTGCAGGTGTAGCAACCGGAGCTGAGGCCACTGCTGATTCATCGTCAGCTTCAACCGCACGAGCTGCTGCTGGTGATGGCTTTGATACAGGTGCCGGGGCAAATTCTTCAGCGTCTGCTGCTGCGCCTGCAGGTGCTGTTGAACCAGCAGGACGATAGTATTGTCCCCAACGTTCCATGTCAAATGGCTGACCATCAACTGATGCTTCAAACATTTCTTTGATGACTTTGAGTTCAACATCACCGGGTTTCTTGGGCAAGAATCCAGCAAGATCATACAAGCCATGTTTTTCAATTGCCTCGGCTTCGTTGGCAGTGAGTGCAGACTCTTTACGTGCCCACTTTGAAGTGTTGTAGTCAGCATAACCACCTTTGGTAGTTTTTGTCACACGGAAGTCAAGTCCGGCTGCGTAGTCAGTTGGCATCTCAGTGAGATCTGGATCCATCAACGCTGACTTGATCAGTGTAAAGATCTGAGGACCAATGATAAAACGACGGATTGGGTTCTCTGGAGTCTTGTCATCGGAGAGTGGATTCTCACGTACAAAGCCTTGGAAAATATAACTACGCTTCTTCCAATACTTACGACCCATTTCTTCCAGTGCCTTGTCTTTGAACCAATTACGTACTTCGGCTAGAACTGGGCAGGCTTCGCCCCACATTTCTACGCATGGTACTTGTACGTAAGTCATCTTTGACTCGGATTCGCCTTTGATGCCATTGAATGGCAAACGGATCATTGCACGTTCGACCCAGAAGAATGTGTTCTTTGAGTTACCGTCAGGTAAGAAGCGCAGGTTTGCACTTGATCCTTCGGGCATGTTCCAGTGTGGGTAAATCGCGTTGTCGCCGCCTTGGGATTGACCGCCTTTGTTCGACTCAGCGGCTGCGAGTCGTGCGCGGATTTCTGCTAATGAGGCCATAAAGTTTTCTCCTATAAATGCCTAAGTGTGCCTAATATGTCTTGCGACATGATGCCTATACACGTCAATAAAAAGCGCATACACATGAAGTATATGCGCTTTTTGCCTCTGTGTCAAATTTATTTATCTCAGATTCTGCCTATTAACTGTTTTAATCTTGCCAAATCCTCTCCGGATTCACGCAGGGAGGATTCATACATTCCACATTCTGCTAGACCATGTGTTGGACATTCTTCACCTTCAGCGGTCATATTGCAGTCGGCATCTTCAAAAGTTGCCAGATTATCGGCTTCAGAAGTGGGCTCAGGTTGTGGTGCTTGTTGTGGTTGCTGATCAGACCGTGTGAGCTGTGCCATGACTTTGGCCACACCTATGTCTGCCTTTAGTTCTTCTAGGCGTGCTAGGATAATGGGTTTGGCATCGGCTTCGGCATCTACATTGGCTAGATCATCTAATTGATCAAACAGTTCGTCGTCGCCTATGATATCATACAGTTGTGCGGTTAAGTCTTCGGCGTCGGCCCCAACTGGTAATGTGGGTTGATTTAATAAGTCAACTAGAGTTTGTTGTGCTTCGGGAGTATCTGGCAATGCCCAAGTTCCTTCAATGACTTTTTGCATGTGATCTGCAAATTCTTGTGTTTCTTTCATGGCATCTGTCCTTTGTAATCTTGCCAGCATAGGCAAGGCCTGCTCAATTCTTGTATCCAGAGTCTGTTCAACAAACAACTGTTTGAGTTCTTCAACCAGAGTATCTTCTTCACGAAGATCCAAGGGTTGCCAAGATTCAAAATATGAGTTGTAACCGCGATGTGTTGAGAGACCTTTGATTGTTTTACGTAGACTTTCAAAGTAGGTGTTGCTGCGCTCAACTAGATCATTGGCATGACCTTCAAATACACGACCGTGGTGTGCTTTTCTAAAACGATTCAACACCGCAAGTTCTTCCACAATTGAACTGATGTGCGTGCCACGTGGATCATACGGGCGTCCGGCATAGCGAACATGCTCAAGCATGGCACGACCGCCTGCTAGATTACGGAACGGCAGTTTAAAACGTTCGCCATCAGTGGTTTCAATAAACAGGGACTCAACATAACGAAATCTTGCATCACCTTCGGCAAGATCACGATTGTGTTTGATCATCAGCCTGGCTTCGGTGGGGGCACCTGCATAACTGACTTTGCGATTACCGTAGTAGCTTTCTAGTATGCTTTCTTTCACTGCACTCATTGAGCGTAAAGCATGTTTGAATTTAGAGATGTTTCCTGGAGCGAAGTTTAACCAGTTTCTAGTGGCAAAGTTTTTCAACTGTTCCATGAACGCATACCACTCGTTTTTGTCCTCAGGATCCATGCCGCGACCAAGATTGTCGCCGTAGTATAAGTTGAGCGTGCCTTCACCATCGATGAAAATTTCAGCAGTGCCGTAGTTTTTACCTGAACTTGCTTCCCAATCAAAAACGAATAAGTCGCCTTCGCTGATATCCAAGTCCCCGGTGTCAGGATTCACAGGTGGATTACCAGTTCTGGTGTCAAGAACCTCTACTTCAAAGTCTCTTGAAGAGAGTAAATCATATAGTCTGCTAGCGGGAGTTTGTGTGGCCATAGTGTTGTATTTATCGACCCATTGATATAAAGGGCATAGGTTCAATTATTGTGTCGCCGTGATCGCGAATTTGAGCATCAAGCTCGGTGTGATAGCTCTGTAATTGCTGCAGCATGCGCACCGTGAGTATAGTGGCCATGACTAAGTCATCAGTTTCGCCCATTTTGGCCTTGTAACTTGGGCCGTTGGCCACAAAGGTTTTTAATTCTGACACCAAGTTCCGACTGTTGATTTTCATACGCCCAGATTCCACTAGATTCTTGAGTTTGGCGCAGGCTGCTAGTTTGGTTTTGTTTGAGGTATTGAACCCTTTGCGCATTTTGCGAGATCCTGCACTGCTGTTATCACTCAAAAAATACCCCTTGATACGTTCTTCGCCCCACTCAGCAATACTGATCAATGCTGCTTCGCCAATGGCGTTGTTCTCAACACTGTAATAGATGCTTTGTTCGCTTTTGACTACTTCATGAATAATGTCAATTATGTCGGCCATGATACGTATCTGCGTTGGGATGTCTGTTTGATTGTGACGCCACTCGGCGACTTGATCTGTGGTGTTGGCTTCAAATACTTGTATGGCAGCAGGATCGCCTCCAGTACCTACACTGGGGTCTAAGGCCACCACGTAGATGTTATTGGGGTTGATCTCTTTGTACCAACGCACTTGCCCAGTTTTACGTATGGGTTCACGCCCTTCTAAATCCAGCAATTTAATAGCAGAGATCAGTGTTTCATCATCAATAACGAATTCGCATTCCATCTCTCGTCGAAAACGTTCTTCGCCCAAAGCAGCTCGTTGTTGTGCGGCCCACTTTTCATCTCTGTCAGGATGTTCTTGCCACTTTGCTCTA